TGGGAAACAGAACAAGGTGGTGAATATTATGCAGCCGGTGTTGGCGGATCAATAACTGGTCGTGGTGCTGATTTGTTAATTATTGACGACCCACATTCTGAACAAGATGCCATGAACCCCGCTTCGTACGACAGGGTTTACGAATGGTATACATCAGGTCCTAGACAACGTTTGCAACCAGGAGGTAGGATAATTGTTGTGATGACTCGATGGTCAGTTGCTGACCTGACAGGTAAGCTAATGAAAGCACAAAAAGAAGCAAAGTCAGACCAGTGGGAAGTGATCGAGTTCCCCGCAATATTACCATCAGGCAAACCAGTATGGCCAGGATACTGGAAACTAGAAGAATTAGAAGCGGTGAAAGCATCCGTGAGTGTACTAAAATGGAACGCACAGTACCAGCAAAACCCAACAGCAGCTGAAGGTAGTATTATTAAACGAGAGTGGTGGAAAAAGTGGCCACAAGACAAACTACCAGCACTTCAACACGTCATTCAATCATATGATACTGCATTTATGAAAAAAGAGACTGCTGACTACTCCGCAATCAGTACTTGGGGTGTATTTGAGCTCGAGGACGGCGGACCGCGGATTATTTTACTTGATGTACTCAAAGATAGGTACGAATTTCCAGAATTACGTACAAAAGCCAAAGAACAATACGATTATTGGAAACCCGAGACTGTAATTGTTGAGGCAAAGGCATCAGGACTGCCATTGACCTATGAATTAAGAAAAATGGGTATACCAGTTATTAACTTTACACCAAGCAAAGGAAATGATAAACATACTAGAGTAAATTCTGTTGCTCCGTTGTTCGAAGCCGGAATGGTTTGGTACCCGGATCGCAAATTTGCTGATGAGATGATTGAGGAGTGCGCTGCATTCCCACTTGGTGAACATGATGACCTCGTGGATAGTATGACTCAAGCATTAATGAGATTTAGACAAGGTGGTTTCGTTGAACACCCCGAAGATTACGAGGACGAGGAACTTCCTGAACGTAGAAGGACGTATTACTAATGAGTAATTTTGTGATGTCATTATTGAAGGCAAGTACCAAAGCTGGACTTGACTCGAACAAAATTCAACAGATTGCTAAAATGAAATATAGCAATGTTGATCTTCGTATGGACCCGCAGTTTGCAAAAAGAGACGCTTTTCATATTAATGATGAGTATGTAAGCACTATTAAAGAATACATGCAGCTCAATGGCACTTTCCCTACACAAGCAAAAGAAAAATTAGAAGAATTAGTTGCAAAAGCATTAGCTAGTGGTGATGACCAACAACTTTTAAGACACACAAATGCATTGTATAAATTTTCAGATGATGTGTTTGGTCCGGGAGGCGCGAACAACGTTACAAGTATAGAACCGTCACAATTAGCGCGGAGCGCGGCCAGTCAATCTTTACAATTAGAAGGAGCAACATACGGAAACTTTCCTGGTAGAGAAGGAATCATAAAAGCTAACATAGAGCGAATGATGAAGGAAGCTCCAGGAGAAGTAGAACTACTTAGAAGATATTTAAGAGAAAATTATGAAGGCACATACGCAGAGTTTTTAAAGAACGAAGTAGATCCAGAAAAATGGATTTATTATCAAAACCCATTTCCAGAAAATTATAGACTCGGTGGACGCGTAGGCGCAGCAAGCGGTGGTCTTATTAAATACTTATTAAAACTTTTAGGCATGGGACGAGACAAAGGTATTGGATCAATGATGCAACCTAAAACTCCTGCTGGCAATATAGCCATGCGAAATTTAGTTCCTGATAGTGAATTAGACAGTAGAATGTCTAAAGTAAGTTTGATGAACAGAGATCCAAAGTTTAGGGATTACGTAATGGGTGAATCTCAAGTCGATAATGAGATGTTCCAAAACATGATAGATCTTGGTTTACCTAGAAGTGTTTCAAGACCGACAAATCCAGTTTTTCAAAGACACATGAGAGAAGGTTTTGCTAGAGGGCCTGTCAAAGGAGAAGGTATTATGAGTACCAACAAACTTGATGATGAGATTAGAAAAATGATGGATGACATGGAGTCTATGAAAAGACAATCAGAGAGTTATCTAGCTGAATCTGATTTTGCTGTAAGAGGAATGAGACAAAAAGAAATGATGTTAGATGATCTTGTACAAGATTTACAAAGTGGCATACCTCCAAGAGAAGCAATTGAAAAATTTATAGCTGCGTACAACAAACTAAGAGAACCCAATGCAAGCGGTGGAAGAGTAGGATTAAAAAGTGGAGGCATTGCTAGTTTAATATCAAAACTTGTAGGTACAGATGAAAAATCAATGTTTCGAAAACCTATAAAAACTGGACACCCAGATACTTATGCAGACCTACAACAGATGAGAAAGATGTCTAGATCAGATGAAGGTTTAGATTTAGATCAGTATGCAGAAATAGAACAAATGGTTTTGGATTCACCTCGTTATAAAGGTTTAATGCAATCAGGAATGCTTCAAGAAATAGATTACGAAAAATTTAGAGCACACATTTTATATGATGATGATAAGTTACAAAAGATGATGGACCTAGATCCAGAAGGTACAGACATGTATCTTAGAATGATCTACAAACTTAACGGCAGTGAGTCAGGTTTTGCAAACGGCGGTCGTGTTGATTTTTCTGTAGGAGGTATCGCAAATACAGTAAGCAATTCACCTTTTGAAATTAATCAACAGATGGCACCCGTGATACAAGATAGATTAAGTCAGATGATGAGAGATCCTGCTTTTGCAGAAACAAGAAAAAGCCAACAAGATTTTCAGTTAAGACAAAACGAACAAATGCAAAACTTTAGAATGCAAGAAATGGAAGCTCAACAAGGACTAGCAGACACATATTCTGGTATGGAAGACTTTCAACAAGTTGGTTTAGGTTTAGATAGACAATTAGATAGTTTAGGAAAAGGTTTATCTCAAGGACAAGGACAGATATTACAAGAATTAAGAAAAGATAATAATGGAGCTAACCTGTATGGTAATAATATGTTTGGCAATCAAGTATTAAGTGGTATGTCAGGCTTTGGTGTAGGAAACTTATTCGGAACAAGGAGATAACATGGCGATAGATAAAAATATACCTGATCAAGGAGTGGATGAATTAAAAGATCCAACTACCGTTTATGATGAGGAAGTAGAACTAGAAGCAGAAGACCCACAACCTTCGAACGTAGAGATGTTTGAAGATGGTGGTGCTGTTATAAATTTTGGTGAACCACAACAGGAACAACCTATGGCTGGTCACCAAGAAAACATAGCAGAAGTCTTAGACGAAAACGTTCTTAATGAAATATCAAATGAAGTTATGGATCAATACGAAGATTGCAAGTCAGCTAGAAGTGATTGGGAACAAACTTACGTAAACGGATTAGACTTACTTGGATTTAAGTACGAAGACAGAACTGAGCCTTTCCAAGGATCAAGTGGGGCTACCCACCCAGTTCTTGCAGAAGCAGTAACACAGTTTCAAGCACTAGCTTACAAAGAACTTATGCCTGCAGGTGGTCCTGTTAGAACACAGATTATAGGATTAGAAACACCAGAAAAACAAAAGCAGTCAAAACGTGTAAGAGAGTTTATGAACTATCAATTAATGATAAACATGAAAGAGTATGAGCCTGAGTTTGATCAAATGTTATTTAATTTACCGTTGTCTGGTTCTACATTTAAAAAAGTTTATTACGATGCAGTTCTTGCAAGATGTGTATCTAAGTTTGTACCAGCAGAAGATTTATATGTTCCTTACACTGCAACGTCATTAGACGATACAGAGTGCATTATTCACAAAATACAGATGACTAAAAATGATGTAGTTATGCAGCAACTAGCAGGCGTATATAGAGATATTGATCTAGGAGAAAGCGGATCTGTTAATCCAGACGCTATTTCAGATAAAAAAGATGAACTATCTGGTGTTGATCCAGATAAGAACGAAACATTTACAATCCTTGAGGCTCATGTCCATTTAGAAATAGAAGGGTTTGAGGATATAGATCCAAAAACAAATGAGTCTACAGGAGTCAAGTTTCCTTACATAGTAACCTTGGACGAAGGTTCAGGAGAAGTCTTAAGCGTAAAAAGGAACTGGGATGAACAAGACCAGACCAAAAAACGTAAAGATTATTTCGTCCACTTTAAATTTCTACCAGGACTCGGGTTTTACGGGTTCGGCTTAATTCACATGATCGGCGGATTGTCCAGAACTGCAACAGCAGCACTAAGACAACTTTTAGACGCCGGCACCTTGTCAAATTTACCAGCCGGATTCAAAATGCGAGGCATCAGGGTCAGAGACGAAGCTCAACCGTTGCAGCCGGGCGAGTTCCGTGACGTTGATGCACCTGGTGGAAACCTTAAAGATGCATTTATGCCATTACCTTTCAAAGGTCCTGATGGCACGTCAGCGATACACAAAAGAATTTATTCAGCAATGAAATGCGAGTTTATGCTTTTAGAAAGATGTTTTGTAACTTATCTACCAGGCATTTATCCGTATGATGTTGTTGGTGGTCAAAATGAAATATTTAAAGCAGACTTTGATCAAAAAGTAGACATCGTTCCAGTTGCTGATCCAAATATTTTTTCACAGACACAAAGAATTGCTATTGCACAAAGTGAATTACAAATTGCAATGTCAAATCCTGCTATGCACAATATTT